GTGAGTTGCCGAGAAAAATTGTCTATTAGCTGAATGACAACCGCAACAGAAAAGTCCATGTCTATTCATCTTCAAGTAGCTTTGCTTGCTCTTCGTAGTATTCAGAAAGCTTCTTAGCCCAAAACCTTAGCTCCGCATATGGCATGTTAGCAAGGTCAGAATAAGAAAAGCCGTGCTTAATCATTTCTAAGACAGCTTCTGCGGAGACAAAGGGGAATAGATCTCCGTAAACTCTTTCATAAGAAACATCACATCCGCAAGAGGAAGCTCCTCAAGGTCGTCCTCCGTAAGAGGTTTCCCATCAATTTCCGTAAGCCTTACTATCAAAAGCTTAATAATGTCGTTTTGTCCAGTTGAGTTTGATAAAGCCCAGAATAAGTCCTTGCCCTTTCCTTCCTTAATCCGTGCAATCTTCCCACTGGGAAGCGTGATTTCCTTAGCCATCTTTAACCTCCGATGTTAGTCTTGTAGGCTTGGAGAATATCTTGCCCTTCTACCTTGTAGATATTGTTCATCACATCCACTTCTACAACATCCCTGCTATCAACCTCAAGCTTGTAATACAGGACGGAGATGGTGGCTTCCGCTTCTGCGGCTTCTCTGGCTTTGAACTTTCCACTGTCAAACTCTTTGAAAAAGCCTCGCAACTCCGCCTTAACTGGAACCTCTCGGGCTACTCCTCTCTGGTCCCAGTCCTGTTTTGATGCCCTGACGATGACAGTCCTCAGAACGAATGGGTTTGAAGCGAGGGCGATGAAATCGCCGTAGATACTGTTAAACTTTATCCTTGCCTCAAGCTTATCAAGTCCAGCCGGAAGTTCCATCTCTCCGTAAAGACCAAGTGCCTTTGCGTCTGCAAACTTGAACTTGACCTTCGGGAGGTCTACCTCTTCAGCCTTAGCTATAAAGTCCGTGCCGTCTATATACACCCTTGCGTTAAAAACTTTGCCCACTTCAATAGGCATGGCTTAACCTCCTACTAATTTTTTGAGTAGTTCTATGTTTATCACTTGTTCAAAGGTTATGCGTTCCGCTGGGGTTGGTGGCATTATCTCGTAAGTAAAGGTAAGATGTCCGTTGGCAAGATTTACCTCTGGGTTTTTATCCTTCAGGAAGTAGCATTTACCGTCCACGAGGGCACCTCTTCCGATAAGGGTTCTGATAAAAGCGTTCACCATGCTTAAAACCCCGTCTATTGCCACGGTGATGGGCTTGTCCAAAAACTGCAAAGTTGCATACTCTATGCTTTCTGCAATGATGTCTGCGGTTCTGCGGACGGAGATAAAGTTTTTTGGGTCGGATTTAGTTGGCCACGCCGCAGATCGGTTGCCCCAAACCCTGTAGCCTGTTCCAAAACTGTTGAAAACTGTCACTATTCCGTTTTCGTTCAGAAGGTTAGCTTCAGTGTTTGGGTCGTTTATGGCGCATGTGATAGGACGCTCCACTCCGATAATGCCGAGTATCTCATGGTTGGATGGAGAATACCAGTAGCCTTCCTCATGATCTACTTTGGCTATAACTCCAGCTAAGCGTTGGCTGAATGGTTCAAGGCGTTCAGAGTTGGTTGCGGTGTCGTAGACTTTGAGGTGAGGATAGCAAATAACTGCCCTGTAGGCAGAAGTGTTAAGCTGACCGCCTGCACCTCTTGCGTTAATAACCTGTTGAGGAGTTAGACCGGCTGGGGCGTCGATCAAAGCTAAGGCACGGTGAGTTTCACAAAGGGCTATCATCTCTGCCATAACACCCGGAGACTCGCAATAGACCGGGCAGAGTATTAGTTTTGCAGTAAATCCAAACCTACTGTATAGCTCGTCAATTATCTTTAGCCCTGTCCTCTTCCCTGTTGTAGCATCATAAGTGCCGATGATGTCTGCGGGAGTGACGGTTGAAGGGTCGGGTTGATTATCCGAGTTTTTGTGCCTTCTTGGGTCAAAGACATTAACCACGATAACAGTTGAACCTCCGTGATCAAAGATAGCATCTAAAGCATATGGGATTGTGTAGCCCGGAGTGGCATCGCCAAAGTAGGTTATGCCGTCCTCCCTTCTCAGGACAAGGATGGGATTATTCACCGTTTGTGCATACCAGTCGCTTTCAGAAATACCAGCGGGTCTTGTTAGATGCACTGGTGCAGTCCCAACCAGAAAGATGACCGCAGATTTTACCTCTCTGACTGGAACGGGTCCCTTTACTATCTCTATTGTTTCCACACCGTGAAGGTAATTAGCTGGCATCGCTTACCTCCTTCTTAGGTTTTTGTTTAACTGGCAAAGGTTCAATATAGCCAAGACCCTCATAAGTCTTGACTACTTCAGCCTCAGGAAGTTCAACTTCCTGACCCGGGAAGAGAAGATACTCTTTTTCAATAACAACAATGGTAGGATAAGTTAGCTTAACCTTATACCTCATTTGGACACCTCCGAAACAAACTCTTCACCCTCGTATACAGTTATGCGGGTGGTTAGCGGTTCTTCTTCCTGAGGGACAATAAACCTGCCGTTGCCCCTAAAGCTAAGAAGAAATGCAAACTCTCCGCTTTCGTGGTAGTAAAGTTCAATCCCTTGAGGGACGAGATTGAACTGGGTCTTAAGGCTTAGGGTGCTTAAAATCTTTTCTAAAAGTTCATAAGCCCCTTGCCCTTTTTCTCTTAGACTTCTGTAGAAAAGAAACACAGACACCTCAAAGTCAACAGAAAAGGCAAAGCTTGAGACGGGTTCAAACCTTGCTTTCTCAATGATATACCAAACGCAGGGTGTAGTCTTGGGCTTTGTGAAAAGTTCCGTGGGTTTATCCACTTTAGAGAGAATTGGTAGCCCGGGTGATTGCAAAGCGTTTCCAATTTGTGCATCAAGTTCGGTCAGCATCCTATAACACCTCCTTCAGGCTTCTTTCAAAGATTTTTTTGAAGTGGTTCTCCTCCAGAAACTTTTCCAAAACGGGATGCATATAAGGGCGTGGAGGGATGCCACGTCTGGTGCCTGTTTCGTGATAAACCGCATAAGGAACGGGAGTTCCGATTACTGCCTTCCAGTCCTGGACTTTATAAGTAAAACTCTGTGCAAGGGCGGTTGTCCGATGCAGCTTCTTCTCAGAAAAACCTTTTTTGACCTTATAGGCAAGATAGCGAGGGTTTAAGTCTTTCCAATCTACGCTGTGAGACCTACCTTCCGTTTTAAAAATCGTTGAAAGGTCTGTCTGAATTTTTTCAGCCGCCCTCGTGAGGGCAAGCTCGCTGGCTTGTGCAAGCTTCTTCGGGAACTCGTCAAAAAATCTTCTCAGTTCCTCTATATCCATACCATTGCTCCTCTTTTTGGAGATAGTTTTAGCAAGCGTTCCGCCTCAGCTATCAGACTTTTAACATTCATAGTCTGATAATCCTCTGCCCGTCTCCAGTAAAGATTCACACTTGATGCAAGCTCACTCGCCGCAAGTAAAATCAAAGCCTTTCTTACTTCTGGAGTGTTAGGCAAGCTATCCACATTTAGCAACCTTTTAGCCCTGTTTATCGCCAGTTCAATGCAATTTTGCAGAATTTCATCAGGTAACGTGCTATCGTTCAGAAACTCCTTAACCTCGTTTGGAGTTATCATTGCTCAGCCTTCCCTTTTTTAGGTTTTTCTTCCACCTTCTCGGCGTAGCCTGCCTCAATCAGAATCCTTGCTTTGTCCTCATCCACATCTTGAACTCCAGCCTCAAAAACAAACTCCTCACCGTTTACCCAGATCTTCACCTTCTCCTTAACAAGCACCCTCATCGCAAACCTCCTTAGTTGCCTTCAATACGCACGATAGCGGGTTCATAAAGTCTCTTCACAGCGTAGAATGCCCTCCAGCCCACTGTCTTGACCCTTCCGAGCTTGTCCATGTTGGTGTATACGGTTTGCAAGGTGTTCCCGTCTATATCTACTACGCCGTAAGCATTATTTCCAAGCACGAGGGTCAGGTAGACGTCTTTATTGGTAGAGTTCCTAAGGATAGGGATGGCTGTTGTGGAAACAAACTTTACTCCAAAGAATTCCCCAATGTAGCCTGTTGCGATGGGGTCCTTTCTGGTTATGGAAAGCGTGATTAGTTCACTGTCAGTAAAGAGGTCAAGGAGTTTGTCTGGGTGCAAAATACAGACATAGGAGCCGTCGGGGAACTTGGGGATGTTTGCCCTCTCAAGCTGAATGACAGCTTTTCTTATCTCAGCTTTAGTAAGCTTCTTTGTGCCATCCAAGGCATCCCTTGACCCAGAATCTTCAGCGTAGACAACATTCGTGCCAGATGTTAGCTCGCTCATGGCGATTCTATCAAGAGTCTGCTGGGCGTTGTAGGCAAGCAGGTCTACTGCCCTGTCCAGTAGAGGAACAAAACTCGTAATGTCGGTGAAATCGTCAAGGTCAATGTAGTTTGCGTACTCCTCCACGGTGGCGGAGACCTGCCTTGTAGCTAAGCTTGCTCCGCTGGTGGGGGTGGGCTGGAAGGTGATGGGAGTCGTATTCACGGGGAGAGGTTCAAAAGCGGTAAAGACTGCAGTCCTTCCTGAATTGCGAGGAAGGCTAAACCTTTGCCCGTACTGGTTCGCCACGAGGTTCTCCTTCACGTAGGCAAGAAGCTTTCTTTCATAATACTGAGGAAACAGTTCTGGCAAATCGGCTCCAGTTATAGCCATGATTTACACCTCCTTAGTTAATTTCTCAGCAAGTTTTTTAAGCTCTGCATAACTCATTTCTTCAATAGATTTTTCAAATTCCAGCTGGGTTCTTTGGCTTGATGGCTTATACAACTCTTTGGCTTTCTCGGTGTATTCATCAACAAGCTCCTTTAGTGTCTCCACATCCGCCTTCTCAATAAGTTTCAAAAGCGGGCTTTTTTCTCCGTCAGCGAGCTTGACAAGCCTGACCGCTTCTCGCCTCAGATGCTCAATATACTTTTGCCCTATCTCTGCAATCTCCTTCAGTGCTAAGTTCTCCTTCTCAAGGGCTGAAAGCTTGGTTTGCAAAGCCTCAACAGCCGAGACAAGCTCCTCTTTTGTCATTGCTTCAAAGTGCTCAAGCATGCTTTACACCTCCTTTATTGCAATGGTTTTCATACAAAGTTTTGGCTCGGGTGTAGATGCGATGATGTCCGTGCAAGGACGCAAGACTCATCGCTGCCTTAAGCCTATCACAGGAGATTTCTCCCTCCCAAGTGCGGTAAGGATAGCGTCGGTTTTCCGGGTCAAGAAAGTAATCCTTTGGAGCTTTTTCTCTTAGCTCCGGGTCATCCCACCAGTTGGAAACACCAAGGGCTTCCTTTTGACATCCACAATCACGAGAGTTCAGCACCCTTGCGTTTTTGTCTGCACCTTCAAAAACAAAGCTTATCTCTTTGAACTCAAGGTCTTGAACGACATATTTGTCTTCAAGCTTTTCAGTCCTAACAATGAGCCCGGCAGATACACTTTTAACCGGGCTTGGAGACATTTGAAGAAGGGCGATAAGTCTTTCGTTGCCCTCTTTTGGAATGCGTAGCCGTGCATAGACTTTCCCATCCTCATACCAAGCCTTGATCACTGCTCCGACCATGTTTTCAACTTCCCACTTATGGTCCAACAGGACGGGTTTCCCTTCTAAGGTGTGGACTTTTGCCTCAAGGATCTCCTTAGGGAAACAAAGCTTGCCGTAGGAACGGTCAATGCATGTTGAAGACAAAGCTATCACGTCAAACTCTACGCAACAATCCTCCTCTGTAAAACCTGCAAGATTCAG